CAGCGCGGAGTCTCGGCGAGCACCGTCCAGAAGGCAATCGCGTCTGGTCGCATCCACACCTTGCCCAACGGCCAGATCGATTCCGAGATTGCCGACGCGGAGTGGGCGCGCAACACCCAAACCCAAGTGCCACCCGTGGACCGGCGCGGCCAGCCACCAGAAGACGACGCGGAGGTCTTTGGCGCGTCGCAGTATACGAAGGCGCGGGCGGTGCGGGAACACTACCAGGCGCGCCTCGCCAAGATCGATTACGAAGAACGGATCGCGAAGCTCGTCTCGGGCGAAGAAGTCCAGGTCGCCGCCTTCAATAAGTTCCGCCAGTTCCGCGACGCGATGATCAACCTCCCCGACCGCCTGGCGGCGATGCTTGCCGCCGAGACCGTAGAGGCCACGGTGCATGCGCTCCTCACGAATGAGATCCGGAAGGCACTGAATGATTTTGCCGACGAATCTAACGGCTGAAGAGATCTACGGTGCAGCCGCGGCGGCTGGCGCGCGGCCGGACCCGTTGCTCACGATTTCTCAGTGGGCCGACCGCTATCGCTGGCTCTCGCAACGCGCGTCCGCAGAGCACGGGCGCTGGCGCACGGAGCGGACGCCGTACTTGCGCGAGATCATGGACTGCCTGTCGCCGTCGTCGCACATCGAGCGAACGGTCTTCATGAAGGGCGCGCAGATTGGCGGCACGGAGTGCGGCAACAACTGGATGGGATACATCATCCACCAGGCCCCCGGCCCAATGATGTCGGTGCAACCGACCGTCGAGATGGCCAAGCGCAACTCGAAGCAGCGCATCGATCCGCTGATCGAAGAGTCGGAGGTCCTGCGGAAGCTCGTCCGCGATCCGAGGTCGCGCGATTCCGGCAACACGGTCCTGTCGAAGGACTTTCCGGGTGGCGTGCTGGTGATGACCGGCGCGAACAGCGCGGTCGGCCTGCGCTCGATGGCCGCGCGGTATCTGTTCTTGGACGAAGTGGACGCCTATCCCGGCGATGTGGAGGGCGAGGGCGACCCGATCACGCTGGCGATGGCGCGCACGCGCACGTTCGCGCGCCGCAAAGTGTTTCTGGTATCGACACCGAAGATCACCGGCATGAGCCGGATCGAGTCGGCGTATGAGGAGAGCGACCAGCGGAAGTACTGGGTCCCGTGTCCGACGTGCCGCGAGTTCCAGATTCTGAAGTTCGCGCAACTGCGGTGGCCAAAGGGCGATCCGCAGAGTGCGGTTTACGTCTGCGAGCACTGCGGCCAGGAGATTCGCAACCACCAGAAGCACTCCATGCTGGCGCGCGGCGAGTGGCGGGCCGGCGCGAAAGGCGACGGTAGGACGGCGGGCTTCCATATCTCCAGCCTGTACAGCCCGGTCGGTTGGTTCTCATGGGGCGACGCCGCAAAGCAGTTCGAGCAGGCGCAGAAGAACCCGGCGTTGCTTCAGGTCTTCGTCAACACGGTGCTGGGCGAGACGTGGACGCTGCTCGGCGAAGCGCCGGAATGGCAAAAGCTTTATGACCGGCGCGAGTCGTACAAGATCGGCACCGTGCCGCCTGGCGGGCTGTTCCTTACGGCTGGCGCGGATGTCCAGAAGGACCGCATCGAGGTCGAGATTACAGCGTGGGGTCGGGGCAAGGAGTCGTGGTCGGTCGATTACCGGGTGCTCGAAGGGGACACGTCGCGACCGCAGGTTTGGGAGAAGCTAACCGCGCTGTTGAGTGAGGCGTTCCCGACCGCGTCCGGGCTGGAGTTGCCCATCCTGCAACTCGCCGTGGATTCGGGCTTCGCCACCATCGAGGTGTACCAGTGGGCGCGAAGGCAGGGCGGGCGCGTGCTGGTGATCAAAGGCGATTCGCGGACGCCCGCTCTCATTGGGGCGGCGTCTCCGGTGGAGGTGGGGCCAGCGGGCGCGAAGCTGAAACGCGGCGTCAGGGTTTGGCCGGTCAATTCCGGCATGGCCAAAGAGGAACTGTACCGTTGGCTTCGGCTTGACCGACCCACCGATGAGGACCTCGCGAAGGGGACTCCCTTTCCTCCGGGGTACTGTCACCTCCCGCGCTACAGCGAGGAGTACTTCAAGCAGATTACCGCCGAGCAGTTGGTGACGAAGATCGTCAAAGGCTATCGCCGGCACGAGTGGCAGAAGATGCGCGAGCGCAACGAGGCGCTCGATTGCCGAGTGTACGCGCGCGCGGCGGCTGGACGGGTCGGCATCGACCGTTTCCAGGAGAAGCACTGGACCGACCTTGAGCACCGAGTGGGCGCGCCTCGGGTGCAGGAAGTGAAGCAACCGCAGCAACAGCAGCGCACGGATGGCAGGCAAGCCGCGCGTAACCGCGTGCGGTTCCGCGTCGAGGTTTGACCCCGCCAAACCCTACTAGCTAAGATCAGACCGGTTGGAGGCAGCACGCACTGGAACATTTTATGTGTATTATGTAGTTTAATCGGCATGGTGATCGGCAGAATCGCCGAGAAGGATCTCGGCGTCCTGTAAACAGGTTCTCATTCGTACCGCAGGAGGGGTGCATGGCGAAATTTAGCGACCTCGGCGTCGATGAACGGTTCTTCGACCACCCGCGCGAGTCCTCCCGGATTAAACAGAAGGTCGTGGTTGACTACTTCCTGTCATGGACGAATGTGCTGGCTAGGAATCGAATGGTCGGATATGCCGATCTGTTTGCCGGGCCGGGGCGGTACAAGAACGGCGAAAGGTCCATTCCGTTGCTCATCACGGAACGAGTGATTCAGGACGAGAGACTCCGTAATTGCGTAAGGCTCTGGTTTAACGAAGGCGACCCGGACTATGCTAAGCAGTTAAGGGAGAACGTCCTGGCGCTGGCAGGCATCGACAGCCTCCGGCATGAGCCTGCGTTCACCGAACGGATTGTGAACAAGTCGCTCGCCAAGCATCGTTTTTCAATTCCCACCCTCGTCTTTGCTGATCCGTCCGGGTACAAGGGCTTGTCGCTCCAGTTAATAGCGGGCGCGCTGCGTGGTTTCGGCAACGATTGCCTGTTCTTCTTCAACTACCGCCGTGTCAACATGAAACTCAGCTATCCCGTGATGGATGAGTCCATTGACGAGTTTTTTGAGCCGAGTCGCGCCAAAGCGCTGCGATGCAAGATCGAAACGTTAAATCCGCGGGCGCGTGAAGAAGCGGTATTGAACGCAATCCGCGCGGCGATTCGAGAAGCAAGTGGGATACCCGCCGTGTTTGCATTCAGAAGTCGCGAAGGAGGCGGCACCAGCCATCATCTTGTGTTTGCCTCTAAGCATACGAAGGGTGCTGGGATAATGAAGCGCATTATGAACGACTGTAGTTCAGAGGTGATTGACGGGATAGGGTCATGGGACTTTGACCCGAAGGATGCCGGTGCTTCGACTTTGCCGTTGTTTTCTCCCCTGGATGAAGTTTGTGATCGGATATTGGAGGTGTTCGCCGCGCGGACGGTGACGTTCAAGCGCCTCCTGGATGAGGAAGCACCAGAGACTCAGTACACAGATACGACTTATCGCGATGCCGTGCTCCGCTTGGAGTCTGAGTTTCGCATCGAAGTAGATCCGCAGTCTCAGGAACGGCGAATGCAAGCAGGAAGCACAAAGAGAGCGTTGCCAGAAGGCACGAAGTTATCGTTTCCAACTTGAATTAGGAGCAAGGAATGGCCACCAAGTCCTCGATCGAATGGACGGAATCTACATGGAACCCGCTCACGGGTTGCACAAAGGTTAGCCCCGGGTGCAAATTCTGCTATGCGGAGCGCATGTCCGCCCGCCTAAAGGCCATGGGACAACGCAACTACCGGAACGGTTTCAAACTGACTTTGCATGAGCACATGCTCGATGCGCCGCTTCACTGGAAGAAACCCCAGGTGGTTTTCGTTAACTCAATGAGCGACTTGTTCCAAGACAAGGTGCCGGTCACGTTCATCCAACATGTGTTCACGACTATGCGCGCTGCGCATTGGCACCAATTTCAGGTTCTGACGAAGCGTTCACGGCGACTTCTAGAATTGAGCCCGCAACTCGAATGGGCGGAGAATATCTGGATGGGAGTCAGCGTCGAGAACGAGAAGTATCAGTTCAGAATTGACGATCTTCGCCAGACTGGAGCTGCTGTAAAATTCCTTTCGCTTGAACCGCTACTCGGGCCATTGCCAAGGCTGAACCTGTCCGGCATAGATTGGGTGATAGTTGGCGGCGAGTCGGGACCGGGCGCTCGTCCAATAGACAAGAAGTGGGTCACATCTATTCGAGACCAGTGTTCGACCGCTGGTGTATCCTTCTTCTTCAAACAATGGGGAGGAGCGAATAAGAAGAAGGCAGGACGAGAACTCGACGGTCGGAAGTACGACGAGATGCCATGCCGCGGATTGGCGGCAAGCGCCTCGGCAGCCTTGTTTCAAATCGCATCTGTCCAAGCCTAGAACGCAAAGATGGCCGAACCAAATCTGGAACGGGCGCGCGATGTCTACCGCAGCATTAGGGGATGCTGGGTCGCTAGGGGTTCTGCTTTGGAAGCGCACGAGCGCTTGAGCATTGTGACCGTTGCTGCTGGCGTGCGCGAATTTGCGTTTCTCAACCATATGGACACGGACTTCCAGTCTACTGTCGCGCAACTGCTCGAAGCAGTGGGATTGAGTGCGAACGCTTGCTCCTCTTTCTTTGACTTTGATATAGAACCGGAAGGGATTAGTATCGCCAGCGCTGAAGTGTACAGAAGAGTGCAGCGTGAGAGATCCCCCCTCAATGGTCTTGGCGTGTGGGCGCAACCGACTGCTTTGTCGGGCTGCGTTGGCATGATGGCTCTTGGAACTGCGCTATCGTACCCCCAGTGTTGCGAGATGATGGATTTGCGGACGAAGCAACGGGACCACGAACTGTTTCTTTCTGCGCTTGTCGAAGAGGAAGGCGACGATCCTGCGCGAGTCGCGCAGGCGTTGCTGGAACGACGGGAGTATAGCAAGGCCTCGTACGATCATTGTCATGAATGGAATGATCGCTTCGTGCAGACTCTGGCTCGCTTCCCATTCGTCCTACACACCGCGTGCGACGATTGCTTACGGGCTGACCAAAGTCCAACAGCAATCCTGAATCGTCAATACGAGAGCCTCGTCCTATCAGTCTCCGAGGAGTTGCACCTCATGGTGCGCTGGGGCGCGCAAGCGCTGAACTGTCGGCCGGACCACAGCTAGCTGCCACTAAGGCGGCCAAAAGCCAACAACGCGAACTAGGGCGCAATCAACTCACTGGCATTCGCCGGTCAGTATCTCATGATTGGCAGCCGCTGGACGGAACTCGTCGCAAGAACACTCATTATGCCGTTCACGCAGTCCGATCTCGATGCTCTCGACGCCGCGCGGAAGCAGGGCGCGAGGCGAGTCCGGTTTCAGGATCGCGAGTTCGAGTTCGATTCCGTCGACGATTACCTCAAGCTCCGGAATCTGATCCTGAATGACGTCGCCCAGCAGTCCGGGCCGCAACAAGTGCGCCAGGTGCGCATCTACACGACCAACGGTTGGGGCCACTAAATCGCCGTGCCAATTGAAACGTTGATGACGCTCGCGCGCCAAGCCGGGCACGAGCCGATGCCGATCCCACGGGTCCCACGTACCCGCGCGATGGGGACGTTCCCGTTCGATGCCGCCGGTCGCGGGCGTCGGGGAATGGGATGGAATCCGCCGTCCCTCGGTCTCAACACGCTCCTGTTTTCGCATGGCTTGGAATTGCAGGCGCGCAACCGGGACGCGGTCCGAAACAGCGCGTGGGCGGCGGCGGCCGTCGATTCCTACGTCGCCAACGCCATTGGGCGCGGCATTCGCCTGGTGCCGCACCATCCGGACGATAAGATCCGCGACCTGATCACCAGGAAGTGGAATCGATGGATACGCGAGTGCGACGTAGAGTACGACCCGCGGAATCCCGCGTCGGGCCAGACGGACTTCTATGGGCAGCAGATGGTGATTGCTCGCGAGGTCATGGAGGCCGGCGAGTGCTTCGTGCGGTTCCGGCCGCGCTCGCCGAAGGAAGGTCTCACGGTTCCGTTGCAACTGCAACTCATCGAGGCCGAGCAATTACCGCTGTGGCGCACGGCTATCGAGCAGATGCCACCCAAGAATTCCGTCCGGTGTGGCATCGAATTTCAGGCCGACGGACGGCGTGCGGCGTACCACTTCTGGAAGTCGCATCCGGGCGAAACGATGTTCTTCCCGCTGGATGCTCTGTCGGTAGAGCGTGTGCCAGCCACCGAGGTGCTGCACGTCTACAAGCCGATTCGCGCCGGCCAGTTCCGGGGGCAGCCGTGGCTCACATCGGTTATCGCGAAGCTCTACGAACTGGAGCAGTACACGGACGCGGAGATCGTCCGCAAGAAACTCGCGGCGATGATCACCGGGTTCATCACGCAGGCCAGCCCGGACAATCCGATCATCCCTCCAGATCAATACCAGAACGGGCCGACCCAGACAGATCCGGGGACGCAGATCAGCAAGCTCGAACCCGGCACGTTCCAGGTTCTGAACTTCGGCGAAGAGGTGCAGTTTGCCGAAGCGAAGGATAGCGGCGATTTCAAATCGTTCATTCGGACTTGTCTGCAAGCCTTTTCAAGCGGCGCCGGGCTTGCCGAGTACCAGATCAGCGGTGACCTGTCGGGGATCAACTACTCTTCGATCCGCGCCGGCCTGTTGGAGTTCCGCCGCAAGTGCGAGCAGTATCAACATTCGGTTTTCATCTTCCAGGTCTGCCATCCGGTTTATAAGCGCTGGCTGCGCGAGGCGATGTTGGCGCTGGTGTTCGGCATAGATCTGCTGAATGCGTACAGCAAAGATCCCGAGCCATTCGAGGAAGTGCAGTGGGTGACGCCCGGCTGGCCGTGGGTTGACCCGGAGAAGGACATCAAGGCTTCCAACGACGCCATTCGCAGCGGTCTATCCACCCGTTCCACCGAGGTGGCGGCGCAAGGGCGCGACGCCGGTGCCGTGGATGCGGAGCAGGCAGCGGACAACAAGCGCGCCGACAAGCTTGGGCTGTCCTACGACAGCGATGGCCGGAAGGTCCTGACCGGGCGCAACGCCGGATTGACGGAAGCCGAGATCCAGCAGGACGCGAGCAAGGGAGAGGTGGACGTGAAGCCATGAGGGATCTGACTCGTGTTGCATCGCGGTTTGTGAACACGCCGCTCATGATTCACCCGCCCAAGCTGGACGTGATAGTCCAGGCGCTGGGGCCACGGCTGGGGATCATGCCGGTGGCCGGCGTGAAGCCCGCGGAACCGTTCGCCGCGGCGTACATGGAGCAGGCCGACGACAGCGGCTACCAGGTTATCGACGGCGTCGCGATCATTCCGATCCAGGGTGTGCTGACGAAAGCGGAATCCTGGGTTTCGGCACTGAGCGGTTGCAGCTCCTATGCACAGATCGGGGGCTACCTTCAGGACGCCGTGAACGATGCTGGAGTGCGGGCGATCCTGCTGCAGGTTGATTCGCCGGGCGGCGAGACCACGGGCTGTCTGGAACTGTCCGACTTCATCTACTCGATTCGCGGCGCGAAGCCGATCTATGCGGTCGCTGACGACTTCGCGTTCTCGGCGGCCTACGCTCTTACCAGCGCAGCCGACAGGATCTTCATCACGCGCATGGGAGCGGTCGGGTCCGTCGGCGTGGTAGTGCTGCATACCGAGGATTCGAAGTTCAACGACGAGCAGGGGTTCAAGTACACCTACATCTTCAAAGGCGAAAAGAAGGTCGATGGGAACCCGCATGAACCGTTGTCGGAGCGGGCCGAAAAAGACATCCAGTCCGAGATTGACCGGCAGTATGACCAGTTCGTAGCAACGGTCGCGCGGAACAGGAAGGCTGACGCAGAGAAGATCATCGCGACACAGGCTGGCGTGTACTGGTCGGAGAATGCCGTTCCGCTGCTGGCCGACGAAGTCGGAACGCTGGGCGATGCCATGAACGCGCTTCGTCAACTACTCGGCGAGCCTGTCCAGAGTTCAACGGCGGCGATTGCCGCAAGATCCACAACCAAGGAGGTTACAGCAAGTATGCCCAACGAAACGCTCACAATCGCCGCCGAGGGTAAGAAGCCGGGCGACGGTGGCGGCGACGAGAAGACCAACACCGAACCGAAGTACTGCCACGCGTGCGGAACCAAGCTCCACGCAGACGCAACGTTCTGCCATGCCTGCGGCACGAAGGCCGAAGGCGAGGCGTCCGGTAAGTTCTGCCACGCCTGCGGTGCTGAGCTGCGCAAAGGCGCGGAGTACTGCCATGCCTGCGGCGAGGGCGCAAAGAGCGACGCCAAGAAACCGGAGGGCATGGCTCCGCTCGCCGGCGTCGCTGCCTTGGCCGGCGTGCCGCTCAGGATGCGTCCGGAAGGCGACATCGAAGCCATCGGCGCGCTGTGCAAGATGGCCGGTTGTCCCGACAAGGCCGCGGAGTTCCTCACCAAGAAGAAGTCCACGGGCCAATACTTCAGCGTGGCGGAAATCAGCGA